ATTATGCCACCTTTATCCATTTCTCTATCGCAACAGAATCTGGTTGAATATCTTGCGTTGCTGCTGTGGTGTTTGTGGAGTCTTTATTTGTGTGAAAACCAAGCCCATCAGCTTTTGCCATACACAAACCATTGCCTGTCAATGCCAATTTTACGCCACCAGCTGATGTTAAGTTACCAATTGACCGGGAATTACCAGCAGAGTCGTACATACTATCATTAGTTCCTAAATGAGCAGATGAATGCATCCACTCGTGAGTGTGTCCATGGTTGTGCGCAATCAAGGAAACTTCATTATCAGTGTTACCCTCCGCTGTAATAGCAATTGACCCATCTTGAGTAACTGCATCCGTCCCGACTGCATACCTTCCATCAAAGTCAGGAGTATATAGCCCAGATAGAGGACTGGAAGCAGCATCAGTTGTCCACGTTCCAGAACCATGGGCACTTTCGTAGTTGGCTTCATTTATAATTTGAGCGTTACATAATAACCACCCTCTGCCTGGAGTGACAGTGTCATTGTATGAATAGAAATCTATTACTGTACCAATAGGGATATACCCTATCGATATATGAGCTTTCTTAAATTTGAGACTTGATTCTCCAATATCACCACCATCATTAGTAGCTACACCGCTTGAGTTTCTAGGGACTACGTTTTGATTTAATGCCGTTTTATATTGGTTAACCGATGCTGCTGAAATTGTATCTCCATCACTGTATGTGGTCAATGAGTTTGAACTCATGGTTATATCTCCCTTAGCGTTAAGGTTATAATTTCTTTTTGTAGGTTTATATCTTTGCCTAATATTTTAAAATTGGTATTTGTGTCGAATGTTAGTGCCCATACGCCAAACGGAAATTTATCATTACCGAATGTACTCACTCCGAACATCGGTAAAACATTCTCGTCTGATGGGAAAAAAACAGTCGGGTAGTCGATTGCAACTCTATCTAGAATTGCTAAATTATATGTGTCGTAATTTAATAATGTTGTTAGTTTTATTTCTTTCTTAGGTTCTCCAAATTCAGTCCTAGAGCTATTTAGTATGGCCTGTTTAGTTGCTTCAGTTGTTATACCAACATAGCTTATTTCTTTTTTTCTAACCCCATATTTTTCTATTGAGGATGAGCTTCTCGCGGTCAATACAGTATCTTCCCATTTCCATAAATTGAAAGTTTTATGTAAACCTTGTCTAATGTCTTTGATTGATACTATGTCCTCACCACTGGCCCTTGCGGCTTGTCCGTAGAATGTTTGCTGTACCGTAGGTGTTGCAGTTCTTGGGACTATGTAGATAACATTGTCAATTATATTTAATATTGAATTAGAAATTTCCAATAAGATATCAAGAGTTTCTTTTACGGTTGTTTCTTCAAGATCCGAAACATCGTCTATTACAGCATCATAGGAGGGAGTTATGTTTGCTAATGATACCGTCAATATTTCAGTAATATCAGATTGATTCAGACAATCGTATAAAATTTCACTAACCTTGTCGTCATTTGCGATACTAGAAAAAGGAGTTTCTACCTTATCAAGTATTGACTCAAAACCAAGTACAGTAAAATTAATAAACTGACTGTCAATATCGGTCTTGCTGCCTTCATCATTCAAAAGCCCTTCAAATATTGTAACCTCTGTGCCTAAATAATAAGTTCCGCACTCAACAAAACCACAATATAATGGATGAGTGTTAATCTCCCATGTGATTTTAACTTTTGAATTTGATCTTTTGTAATCGAATATACTTTGTATGTTATCGGCTTCATTAAACTTACCGTTGATGTTGTTAAAAGTTAATGAGAGATTGTTATAAGTTAAAACGCCAACGTCATATTCATTATTGTCCACCTGACGCTTCACTACTGCTGACTTATCTTTAACATATTTTGTTACGTCTTGATAAGAGGTATATTCACCAGTCGTATCAAATGGATTTATATATATTCTAACTGTTCCCATTAGTTTACCGATTCTTGAAGTTCTAAAGTAATCTTTTGACCATTAGAATAAACACCTTTATAATACTCGTTTGAATATTCGTTTACTGGTCTCACCAAATATATGTCTTCTTTTCTATAATTGATTCTTTCATTTTTAAATTGAGATTCATCACCACCGCACAACCATAATAAAACACCCTGATGTTTGAAATAAATACCTTCTACAATATCCATATCATCGTCACTGCTCCAAACAGCAACCGTCAATTGACAAGAAAAACTTTCGATTGACTCTACTTGACTAATCTTTCCTGACAGCATTTTATTACTTTTGCGATTAGTGGACAGGGTTGGTTTTTTTATTATAGGCCACCCCTCAAGTTGTCCGTCTCCTATGCGTCTAGTAACTATCAATTGCCTGATTACTTTATCAGCGTCTACTGTTTGCGCACCTGTGATAATAATTTTTAGCTTAGATGACTCAACACTGGTAAAGTTATAATGGTTTGTTGTTTCTGTGTTTGTTGTCTCAGTTATGGCTGTTGAAAAGTCCTGGTAAGCGGCTCCATCCCAATATTGAATAGTGTACGCTCCTAAATTATGGCTAACTAAAAGTATATCTGTAAAATCTATTTCATCGGTGAAATCAACATCTAAAGTTGTGTTAGCTGCATCAGTTGAGCCTGTAGTTATCCATCCAGAATCGTTTTTTCTATTTCTCATGTAATTTACAAAATCAGTTCCGTTGTTTGTTGCGACTGCATCAGTAACAGTAATTGTAATGTTACCCTGGTCAATATCTATTAACGACTTATTGAAAAATGTAATTTGGCCTGACATTATGATACTCCAATTGCTTGACGTTGGTTAATCTCAGCTTCCACGAAGTCGATTAGATTGTCATTTAATGTTAACTTAACTTCTACTTGTTGACCACCTTCACCACCCTCAGTAAATGCTCTACCTGCTGTGATTAAATCTTCAAATGTAGTTTTTGGCGGGACTATAACTTCATTTCTTTGACCCATAAACCTGACAGAATCTCTCCCTGCTGTGCCGCCCTCAATCATACCACCTTGTGCAAAGCCTTGGATAGATTGTGCAGCCACCGTTGCTAGCGCAACACCTGCTGATATTTTATTCACTAGTAATGATTTAGCTAGGTAGGCTTCTGACAACCCCGGCATTAACATTCTAGATTGGAATGTCGCTGCCATATCTGCCTTGGCTTTATCCAAAAATATCTGTGCGGCTGCTGCGCCTTTTGCTATAAGGAATGATGCCACTGTTTCTTGCCCATATATTGAAGTAATCAATCCGGCTGTTTGTTGAGCTAGACCAACATATTGCTGTGAGAATTGCTGTTCAAATTTCTGCTTTGTTTGTAAATGTTTGACGTACTTCTTTAATTCTAGTTCATTTATTTTTGCTTTCGCATTGCTTAAATCACCATTTGTCGCAAGGTCTTTTGCCATTGATATGTTTTTTAATTCAGCTTCCACATCAAGTTTTGACTGGAGGGTTAACAGGTCATTCTCATCATCAAGAATTTGTCCTTCCTTTACTGCGTCCCTCATCTCTTTTAATCTATCTTGGAAATCTTGTTCAATTTTAAGTTTCCTGTCGTTACCACCACCCGCAGAAATAGGAGCACCACCTGCTGTGCTTCCGGGTACTACTTTTTGTATTTCTTTTAATTTAGTAAGCTCCGCATCTAAAAATGCGAGTCTAGCAGTGTAAACTTCTTTATTAACTCTCCCTGCTGCGAAGTGGCTATCCATCTTCTTTTTTTGCAGGATAAGTTCACCCATCTTAACTTTAGTTTGGTCATACTTTTCTTTCAATGAAGCTAACCCTGATTCAAATGGCGTCTCACCAATATTAAATACTTCTGCAATAATTAAAGTACCAACTTTAAGAAGCTCCATCATGGCAGGAGCTAGTTCCTCACCTAAAGTTATAGATAACGCTGACACTTTGTTGTTAAATATGCTCATTTGGCTTGCTGCGCCTGCAGCTTGTACTCCATAGCCTGCGGTGAAAGTGTTCAGTGCCTTTTGCTTATTGCCTAAGTTCTCCACATTATTTGCAAATATATCAGCCTGCGCACCTGTCAATGAAAATGCAATATTTCGTGCTTCAATTGATCCAAAAAGTTTTTCGACCGATTGTTTTGTAAATCCATTTGCATTTTTTAGGTCTGTTAAGAACTTCAGTAAGCCCTTTGACCGAAGCGCGGTAGTGTTAAACTCTATACCTAATTTTTTAGCTTCTTTTGCAGCGTCAGCCGTTGGCTTTGATATGCCAGTTAACAATGCGTTTAATCCTGTATAAGCAGAGTTGGTTTTCACTCCTGCAATTGTAACTGCTGAAACTGCACCTAGTAGCTCATCTAGTGTTACGCCAAATCCAGAGGCTGAAGCACCTGCTATCCCAAACCCACTTGACAATTCAGCAATCGTTGTTTTACCTGCTTTTTGCGCTAAGAAAAATTTTGACGCTATCTCTTCCGCAGCCCCTGCTTTAAGTTCATACGCATTTAATGCAGAGGTTAAGCCATCAGTTGCAATTGATACATCTGTTATTCCTGCTGTTGCGAGTTTTGCGGCAGTGCCAACGAACTTAACAGCGTCACCTGCTGCAACACCTGCTGAGACAGTGTCGAACAGCGATTTATTTAAAGATTCTATAGCGACAGGTGCAGTTGCTCCTAGTCGTAGAATGCCCTTTCGCATATCGGCAAAGCCTTCCTCAAGACCCTTAGCTCCAAACGATCCCTCATCAAGTAATGTCTTGACACCCCTCAACTCGTTGTCAAACTTGGCGAACTTTTTTAGACTTACCCCAATCGTTGCACCTATTGTAGCGAAAGCAGCAGCCCCGGCAAATTTCAGCCCTGACATTGTTGATTTTAGCCTGTCAGCTTTTTTTTGTGCTTTAAATATTTCCTTATCAATGCCCTTTATTGCATTTTTTGCACCTTTCGCACGACCATCAATATCAATAATAATTTTTTCGTTAGCCATTTTTAATCCTTGCTTGGATAATCTTATCTAATTTTTTCTGCTTATCCTCAGACAACTCGTTTATCTTCGGCCTGTCTTTCATCTTTACGCCATGGATTTGAGCGTTAAATCTCATATCTATATTCTGTCGTTTGCTTATTGATTCAATTCTCCAACTTATTTCTTTCATTGTTCTGCTAAAAATGTACTCAGTTTCCCAACCATACTCTGCAGACAATAAATCAAATATCATTGCCCAGTCGGTTGGTTCAGAATCTGCTCTTTTTTTTTACTATCGTCAGGCGCAGGTCTTGACGCGCCAATGGTATCAACCAATGCGCCTATGATGTTGCTCTTATCATCCCAGCCGGATATGTAACTGTTAAGAAGCTTGGCACCGCCTAGTTTGGTAGTAATTTCTAAACCTTCCTCACCGATGGAATGTTTTTCTACCACTTTAAAAAGAAGCTTATCTTCATCACACATTAGCCTAAACACTATTCTGCAAATATCAACCATGTTAACTTTCTCAAAGATTTCTACAATGCCGTCTTTGAATGTTTCTTCTAGCCAAATTTCATCAGACAAAGTAACAGGATTGAGTGTTATTTCTTGTCCTAATAATCGTAAATATACGGTACTTGCAGTTGGTGTGAGTTGACTTAATTCCATGATTATCCTCTAAAAGAAAAGGGTGCCCATTTTACAGAACACCCAATTGAAAATTAAATTATAATACTACTTCAGTAATCTTGAAGACACCACCACGCGTATCATTGTAAGATACCTTAGCAGTGATTGTTATCTCTCCAAAATCATTAGCGGTAAATGGTAACGCTCCACCGATTGCTTTACATTCAAAGATGTCAACTTTAATCATCCTACCGTTTCCCGACCCTTGAGCCTGAGCATAAATTTCGCAGCCCCATGATGGGAATGTATCAGTTGTTGCGCCAATAGTTACTTCGGTTGATCCACCAGTATTAACTGGTAAAACCTCAAAGGTTGCACTGTCACCAACTGTCATAGCCACGGTTCCAGAGCCTCCAGTAATTGTTAAACCAAAATCTGCAATTGCTGTCGTGCCACTACTATCGGTAACAGCTACGCCACTTTCTATTGCAAGTAGGTCATCATCATAAGATACATCTGTTCCTCTGCCGAAATCAATAAAGCTATTACAGAAGAGGTCTACAGTTGTCCCACCTGCTGCCACTACAGCGGTATACTTACCAAATTTCAAGTCCGATGTTGTTGCCCCTGCTGTTACGCTTGCAATACCGGTTGTTGCATCAAAACATGATGTATTAAGCGCGTTCGCTATAGATGAAACTGTACCACTCGATGCTGCTGATGCAGTCGTTACAGCTTTTCCATAAACTAATTGAAACAACCAATCTGGTACTTCTCTCATTACGATTTCCAAAGTTCCATCTAGTGTTGAATCCTCATTTTGCCACGCCCATTTTGATGATCCACCATGAAGAGAAACTACCTCTCCTGAAAATTCAAAGTTTGAACTTGATAAAACGCGGGCTGTTCCATACGGCTTTTGGCTTGATACGTGATAAGGTGTGATATTTGTAATTCCAAAAATTGTCCTTGGTGTTCCGAGTGCCATTGATTACCTCCAATAAGTAAAGTTAAAAGTTACACTAATAGTTATTATTTTCTTCTCTGATGTTACACTCTCAACCCCACTGATAGAGTTAACGGTAATGTTTTCTACTTTGTCAGCTATGCCAAATCGTGATCCAGTGAAGTCGATTTCCATAGCTGCTATATCATCTCTTAATGCTTTGGTTGAAGTTATCATTGGGACAACGTCTGACTTTCCACCCAACACTTCACTCGTAAGTACTATTTCAAAATCCTGTGACTCCACCACTGATGGCATTAAGTAATCATCACCTTGTGGAGAGTTATCACCAACTTTAATACCCCACCCGTCTCGGAGGAACTTAGCATTATTATCTGCTAGCGAGACGGGATTAGGTATCTCCGTTTTATCGGAAAATCCTGTAAGAGTTGGTATGGTAGTTCTTAATTTATCGTATAAATCGTTAAAGGTGCTCATCTGTATAAGAATCCTTTCATAACTCTGTCTTCTTGTTTATCAAGTAGAGCGTTACTATTTCTATCTACTTTGACAACCGACTTGCCTATGCGTGATTGATATTCTCTTTTAGCGTTGTCATATTTATCAACGTAATCGTCACCGAGATCATTGTAAATTAACTCGGCAACCTTAGATACTGAAGCAAGTCTTAAGTCATATCTGTCTAGTATTTGCTCATTATGAGTTATCATTTTTCTTGATATTAAATCGTTCTCAACTATCTCTGCAGCTTTAATCGCCTGTTCTTCATAACTTGTTTTACCATCTTCAAACGCTGCTATAAAATTTGATCTTGTAACTTCTGCATGTTCGCTCCCTAGATCATTATCATCTGAAAACTTTTGACCTAACCAACTGATGACCATATCCGCTGTTAAATCTGCATCTACCGAAAGACGCATCCAATATAAATCATATATTTCAACATCGGTTAGTCCTGTTATAGATTCACCACCATAATTAGTATTTTCTCGTGTCCAATTGTTATCTTTGTCTGGTGTAAATGAAATAAAACCAGATTGCGCAAGTGTTGCACCCCCTGTTGCTGTTTCATCAATTACTTCAACCGCGTCCAACCATTCGCTATCACTCCAATAGCTTACGGTTAAGTCTGCAGATTCTGCGTTGACGGTCGTGCCCATATTCAAATAGAAATGATTGAATGGTAAACGACTTCCTATGTATATATAATCTTCAGCAGCTATAAAAGTGCTGGTAAAGTTACCACTAAAATAGTTGTTGAGTGATACAGTATGGTCGAAAATTACTGTGTTGTTACCGTAAAGTATTCTTTTCCGCATTATCTAAACCTTAGTAAAAGCATAAGAGCGTTTAGCCTTATTGCCGGTGTTTTTGTCTTATCTCTAAATATCTTTAAAGCGTTTGGCCTAATGTCCTTAGTGTTTATCCTGATAGCATTAGCAATAACTTCCAGCCGAGTCATTATTGTTTCTGTCTCTGGTGTATTATAAATATATTGTCTTATTCTAGTTTCTTTCCAGTTAGCAAACTGTGGATACTCGACCTTAAAAGCTGGCAACGCTTGACTAATGTAAATCGAAATTGCCGATTGCCTTTTTATATCATTACTTTTTTCTTGCTTAGGTGTTAAAGAAAAGCATATAGTCGGAATCAAAAGTAAAATTAGAATAATAGTTTTCATTAATAAATCCTCGTAAAACTGCATGAAGCTACTGGTGCAAAAGCTGCTTTGTTGCCGCCATCACTTATGCCACCAATTCCAAGGCCGTAAACACTTCTGGCAGTTTCTGTGAAATGTCTAAGACTTAATTCCTTCGTTGCTGCAAAAGTCGCCCTGCATGAAAAAGCTGCTCGGGCTTCTGTAAGATTTGCGTACCCATCACCAACACAATCGGTTATTATTGCCGTATCAGTTTCATTGTATAAATAAACTGACGAACTATCCGTTGCGTAAGCTGCTGCATAACACTTAATCAAGTAGTCACCGGTAGCAACGTCCCAGCTTTCTGCATATTCATTTTGATAATAAATAGTATCTGCTGTCATACTATCACCAGAATGTGGAAGAGTTATATCATCGCAATCACCTCTCGTTACACTCATTCGCCTGACTTGTTCGGTAGTGGCTGCCGCGCCTCCTGCATTTGTTCCCACGTCTATCTCGCTTCTTATCATACAAGTTTCAGGAGTCATTGCGATACGTTCTGCGACTGATCCATTTAAAAAAGTTAAGTAACCATTTCCAGTATCATCAGTAATGTATCGGCCACTTGCGAAGTCAAGAATCCTAACTGCACCAATACTCATAAATAGTAGCATTGCAATAATGGACATTAAAAATACTTCGAATTTTCTCATTAGAAATTTCTCCCTTTTTCGATATACCTGTCTCTTACTAGACTATAAGTTAGAGTTATCGACTTATTTGCACCCAATACTGCTGCACCATTTAATAAGCATCCATCCGCAGTGTCGCTATTAGGAATGGTAACTGTATTTGAATCACTTGTTCCCACCACAGTAATTTCCGTACAAGCTACTGGAGGTGTTGCCCCAAACGGTGCCGTACTGGCTGTTTGCGCCCCTCCATCACCTGTTACGTTTAAAATCTGTCTGTATGCTGAGTTTAAAGTTATTGTTCCACTTGCTCCAATATCTTGGTTTGCCGATTCTGCCATTGCAGTAGCCGCTAACAAATACTGAGGATGATCATCATCTGCTAATCCACTAAGCCCTCCATGATCGTCAACACCGCCTCCTCCTCCTAGCGTTTCTATTTTGTCGTAAATAGCATTTTTTGATGCTGGGCCTATGTCTCCGTCCCAACCTGCTCCGTATGCAGCATCAGAAGCCCCATAAGTTGCTACTACCCCAGAATCATTCTTGCTTGAAAATAACTTAGAAGTAGCGTCTACATATATTGCAGTCTTCCCGCTCGTTGGCGTTGTAGGTTCGGATTGATTTGTAATTGTAATTTTGCTCATAAAATATTCCTAATCAATTAAAACCAAATCACCTAAAAGACTTACATCAGCACTTATTGCGATATTTTGGTAAACTATCATTTGCTGGTTTTCTGGGACAGTAAATACTGACACTATGTTATCATACGAAAAGTTACCTAGAGATATTACATCCATGTTTCCAGTAAAGATATTGTACTTAAATTTAGGCATTAATCCCACTCCGCAGAAAGCAAATCCGTTTTTGCTGTTGTGGTGTAAATTATTGTAACAGTGTTATAAAGCGTAGCCTTATTTGATGACTCATAATATCTATATACTTCAGTCACTGTATCGGTATTAGATACTTCCATAAACTTTGCCAAGGGGTTGATGGTATTCATGCCGCCAGCCGATGAAACTCTTTGTGCGGTTTCTCCGTTGTCCCCTGCCTCTACGAAGCTATTAGAAACCTTAGTATTAATATGAGACGGTAAAGCCATTAACTACCTCAGTTTAAAAAAGGGGCCGAAGCCCCTTATTTTTATTAACCTTCAAATTTTGTTTTGAAATAGAAATCAATTACACCTGCCGTGAACGTAGAGGATTCAATACCCATCACGATATCACTGTCTTTGGCTACTCTTAACTTAGTTACGCCACCTGCCGGAAAGCCCACAACATATCCAGCCGCTAGAGTTGCGGTTGTAATATTTGAGCCTAACTCAACACCACCATCAGTCAGGCCAACGTCTAAAATGGCCCCTGCTGGGCTAGTTACAGCTGTTGATACACTCATGTAATAATCCGTGATAACCAAATCTGCACCTGCTGTGAAAATATCATAATCAGCCACAGCACCTGTATCATCTGAGAAATCATAAGTTACTTTCGTCCATGATTCTTCGTTAGTAAATCCACCAGCCGTTGCTGCTGATCCGTAAATTATTTTAGTATCTGCTAATGACATTAGTTACTCCTGTTTTTAGTTACTTTTTTAATTTTATAAGCTGTTGCAATTACCAAGACGTGTTTATTGCCAATAGAATAAGCATTGATTATTTTCTTTTCACCCATGATGCTATTCCATTGCTCAATTAATACTTCAGAGTCACTATGCGATAAATATAAAAGATTACCGCTTAACGACCCTGTAATGTCTGTAATGCTGCCTCTAGTAGTTCCAACTTCCATTTAATTACCTTATACGATAAAAGAGATTAGTCTTTTGTTATCGATGACGGCCGCGCCAAGTACAAAATCAACACTCAAGAGATAGCCGAATTTTTTCTGGGCGTGTAAATCGGAAATCTTAAATCTTGGTGTTCCCATAACTGATACTAAACCACCCCTAGTGATTGCAAAACCAGTGTCTGTCGCCAAGCTATTATCTTCAAGAATATTGTAGTTCATTCTCTTAGTTTGAAATGCTCCGTTGATAATAGGAGATGTGTTCTCGCCTGTAAATGAACTCGATGCAATGGTAGTGTCGTCAAGTAAATCACTAGTAAAAGTTGGATCAAGAACTAGCATCCAAGGATTACGAGTAGACCACTTAGCCACTGACGCTAGTGTTCTAGCATTACTTAATGCTGCAAGGTTGAAGTCACCTGATGCTGAAATGTTTGTATGGTCTGGATCAGATGCTGATGGAACGATCAAAGACTTAATCCAGTCATTCGCTTGTTCTTGTACATCTGATAATAGTGATTCTTTAATCTCAGAATCTTTTTGCTCTAGTTGAGACATAAGAATTGCCAAATCTTCAAATTCATAAGCTGATGTACATCTTTTATTAACTACTAGATCAACATTAGTTGTTGAAAGAACATTACTTTCAAAACTGTCCGCATCAGTACCAATAGTTTTAATATTTGTTTTTGGCTTATTGATTCTCTTAATTTTTAGAGTATCCCCACCTTTTACCTCTTCAGCTTTATACTGAGGATCAGCAGTTAATGCTGGCCACATTGTATTTTCTCTAAGCTCTTTTTGAAAGATGGGCGACCAAAATGATTGCGTTAGATCTAAAGTTGTGTCTACATACGATTTAGTTGTTACTGCCATTATAAAACTCCTACTTTACGTTTAGCCTCTTGTACGCGGCTTTTTAGGTTCTTGTTCATATCTGTTAAACTTAAATTCTTAAACTCTTCTTGAAGGTTCCCCGATCCACCTGCGGCGTTCCCTGGGAGTTTGCCGACATGGCTTGTATCTACTAACTCGGCATATTCCTTCATAAAACTATTTGCTACCGTTGATGCTGACTGTTCATCTACATCACCAGTATCGGGATTTATGACTACATTCTCAAGATCGATAAAGTTTAAGTATTTATTATTCTTTATCTTACCAGGCAATCTGTCATAAACAGCTTGTAACTTCTGTGCATCGATCAAGTGTTGGTTAACTTTTCTTACTTCTGTTTTTGCAACTTCAGCTTCTGATATCAACGTTTCTACTTCTACTTGTTTCAACTCCAACAACTTTTGGTATTCTCCGCTCTCAGCCAACTTGTTTTCCTCTGCATCCTTTTGAGCCTTTTCAAACGAATTAAGCTTTTTGGTTAATTCAGCAATTTCACCCTTAGTCTTCTTGTGCTGACCCAATAGTTTATCATGGCTTTCCCACGATACTGTTTGCTTAATGTCTTTGTTTGAATTTTCTTGATCTTTGCTACCAGCATTATCAAGTGCGTTACCAACGACTTTGTTTGACTCTTCTGCCATTATAGTTTACTCCTTGTTGTAGTGTCAAGTGACACTATCTGTTAAATTCTTTCCTTATTTCTTTTCTTAATATATCTGCAACTTCTTTTGAGATTTGTTTCTTTTCTTCTTTAGAAAATCTTAACCATGGACGCTTTGGAGGACGACCCAAACTGCCCCTATCATGTAGGAATGCAAGTTTTGTATTACTAACGGGTTTTTTCGGAGGTTTGCCTATGTATGTTCTATTGTCAGGCTTAAAAAATAATGACATTGCTGAACTAGTTACTTCACCAGTCAACGCTTTTATCATTTGACCTGTCTCTGTGAGGTTGGACCTGTTTTTGCTGGTAGAATAATGGAGGCTTTTCCTACCGCGCGATGTCTTTGTACTTGGCTCCAATGGTTTAAACTTTTCTTTTTTACCACCGTCACTGGTTACGCCATAACCTTTACGCGTTCTTGCTTTTAATATTCTAATAGTAAGTGCTAATGATTTTTTCAAGCCAGTAGGTGACATTGACTTCCTTATCACCTTATTCATTCGCTTAACTACTCTATCAGCAAAGTTAACTGTCATAAGCTCGCTTCCAATTCAGATTGTATTTTATCAGCTTCTTTCAATCGTTCCTTGAGGTTTGCTGGTTTAAATTTACCAAGTATAATTTTCTTCTCCGCTGGTGTTATTCCTAAAAACTTTCTTTTTTTATTAGCTCTGGGGTACGGCTTACCGTAACTGCCTGACTGATTGCCATGAGCTTTATCGTTTGATTCTGTACCTTTGTCATACCCAACTGTAATGCTGGTGCTGCTGCTAGGAGGTAGTCCCTTTAAGTCGCTCAACATTTGCGTAGACAAACGTAAGTTGACAGGCGATGCACTTCCTAAATGTTTTGTTTTGAACGTCTTATACTCTTTAGTATATTTAACAAACTTACCACCGCGCAGGTCGTTTCCCTTTTTAGTTCTTGATTCAATAGTTTTAATAACCGCTTTTGTTATTTTTTGTTTCTGTTCGGCGGTATATCCTTTACCTATTATCAATCGGAATTTCTGCTGTGGTGTCGCCATCATCTACTTCCAGTGTAGTTGTTTGCTCTTCATCTATTTCTTTTATAAGCTCATCAACTGCTTTGTCATCCATCTTTGGGTTAAGCTCCTTGATTGCTTTTTTCTGTGATGTAAATCGTGCGTCTCTCTCTTTCGCAAGTCTTTCAACCTTATCCGCTCTTGTTTCTAAAACCTTATCTTCTGAGTATTCGGCCATCACTACAAGGCTATCGGGATCAGAGAACAATTTTCTGTTAGATATTCTACCAACCTTTGCCAGTGTATTATGTATCTGTGCGATTCTACGCCAGCACTTTGTTTCCATCTCCGAAAACACTATTTCTTGACCCTTTCTGTTTTCCAACGTGTCCATTTCTGAAATGATTTTACTAATACCACTGGCAAAGTTTTCAGCAGTAAGTTTCCCAACTGTACCTGGTTTAATATCTTTGCTGTCTAACCATATCGCAAGCTGAGACATTACATGGTTCATTTGTGCATCTAGATTAGGCTCGGCTTTAACAACACCAGCACTAGGCGTTTTATCTGGGTCATCTGATTTTAAATTCCAGAATATATTTGGCGAAGCTGGTAAGTTTTCACTATCGGCATCAATTGTATATAAAAGTGGGAATGATAAAAACATGGATCCATAATTGATATCAGTTAAAAGAATAGGGGTTAATACGGTCATTTGAATAGAATCGTCATCTGGTGTTGGTATTAATAAATACTGACTCATTGAAATATATTCAAAGGGCATAACTTCAAAAGGGTTAACGCCATCGTTTCCGTCCATGTCGGATTGAACAATGTCACCATTATCATAAACTGGGATGAACTCAGTAGGCGTATATATCCAAAACTTTTCTCTCTCGGCACCATGCACATCGGCTTCTTTTCCCATTAGTTTAACGATAGCAGTAGGACGCAAGGGATTGATCTTATCATCGGAGTAAGGTATGAATTGGTGTGAAGGCACAGAACGAAAGGCCAATGCTTTTTCAACATCGTCCTCATATATTTCTAATGTACTCCACTTGTACGAATTATAATTCTCATTCATATTACCGAAATGTTTGTCAATACCCCTTGCGACATAATAATCTACTAGCTCTTGATCGGAATCAAGCTCTGTCTTTCTAACTACAGGGCGAGAATACAGCGTAGAAAGTTTTTTAATAATTTTATTCCAGACGTTGATAGGTGCTGCTCTTTCAATAGCAATCTTTGCGCTGTCTGCAGACAGCTGCCTACTCAATGTTTCAGCAACATACTTTAATAAGTTACCTTCTGATATTTCAAATAGTTTCTTGTTGAACTCTATTGGTACGTTTTGACCCTTTATATACTTTAAAATTCCATCTATGTATTGCTGTGTTGCCATCGTAGCTCCTATTTATATGTTGATCGTTTTAAATTAGTTAAAGGATAAAGGTACCAGACTAAATATGCAAGGGAATCTACCAAATGCGACAAGCTTGGGTCTGTTTTTTGATCCAGTTGTCCGTGTTTATCCCATGCCAACTGGGTTAAATCTCTAATTAGTTTTTTGCATCTCGGATGTATCTTAATCATACCAAGACAAAAACATCTATTAAGATTAGCTATCTTGTCAATCACAGCAGGGTTTCTCGTTTTCTTAACATCAAAACCAGCATCTTGTAATATGATATAGTCTGATCTTCCTTTTGTGCTCCTATTCTTTCCTGTAGAATCACCTGCTATTGATGCACCTTTTACGCCTTTCTTTTTTAGTTCATCAGCTTTTTTATAGGTATCACCCTCGAT